AATATTCCTGCCGGTAAATGGTGAAGAATGACTTTTTCGTCATTATGATACAGCGATCCACCTGAATTACCACCGCCACTAAAACGTATTGAATGTGTATAATCTCCGTTTTTCAATAGATTGTAGCAAATTTTTTTCTTTCCGCAATCTCCCCATTTTAAATCTATAAGAATATCAACGACTTGCGTCATCTTAACACCTTTAGTTGCCAAATCTCTTTTGATAGTTCTTCATAATCTTCAAATTGCCCGAATAGTTTATCATCAAACATAAAACAAAAAATATCATATACTTCTTTATAAAAATCATCAAATGATTTGAACCTTTCAAAAGCCTCCAAAATAAGTTCTGCTTCTGGAAAGTATTCATCAGGCGCGCCCAAAGAAAACAACGCCATTGGATCGTGATGAGCAATAATGTCTGCGATCATTTTTGTTGTGATGATCATTTCATTTTCCCTTGGTTGTGGATAAAATGTGTTTTCCTTGGCACAAGGCCAAATATGAGTTGTATAAGGATTTTTATCATCCATTTTCGTTTTCTGTTTCTATTTTGGTCAACCTCGTATCTTCTTCTATCGATTCAATCCCTCGTTTGGTCCAAAAAACAATACTATATTTACCAAAAACGCCTTGATAATAAACTTATCTTTTTTAGAATGACACCATGCTCTTCCTTAGAAGTCCCCACGGAACTTTTTTAACTAAATCACCGACATTTAAATCTGGAATAGAACCCGTATGGGTATATGTATATGGAAGATTAAATACTCCTGCGGTATTGTTGCCGGTTATAGTTATAGTTCTAAACTCACTATTGTCGCCGGTAAGAAAATCCGATTGTATGTCTTCCAAGGCTTTTTTTAAAGAACAGGGTGCAATATCTTTCTTTTTCATTTTATGTTATCCCAACAGTTTCCAAGTTCTTTTGATGGCGCCTCTCGTCGAAAAACTCCATTGAGGGCTCCAATCCGGCTTTATCATATATGGACGATTAACATATATTGTATCCTTATTTATATCAATCCCCCAACATCTTATTGATGTCTGTTTGGAGTTGCTATCAATAAGATCGACAACATAATAATCTTTTCCTTTACCGGTTTTCTTTTGTATTACATTTCGTGGGATTGCCCACACACAATCGCAAAGTTCCGGATCATACTCGCTTATCGGCGGTATACACATTTCTTCCAGTCTTCTCAACAACTTCTCTGACATTACCATATCGAACGGAAAAATGCCAGACAAAGTTGTGGCGTGCTCGATTTTTTGTTCCTCGGAGAAGTCCGGTTGACCACGATATTCCTCAATGTTTTCAAGGAGTTGTTTTTCGGTTTTAGGACGATTAAAAACAATAGAGCACCACATATGTTTTGTATGCTCAAAACGATTGTCCATAATGGACTTTAATGATTCGGACTTCACAAGAACATCAAGAGATTTTTTGTTTAGTTTTTGATAGGAGATATTTTCATTAAACAGAAGTTCTTCAATGGTGTTGAATGGGCGATTGTTGATGATTTGTTCCATTGCTTTGTCACCCAAGCCTTTAAGTGATGTGAAAGGCTGGACGAGCGTTTTATCGTCATTCGGATCAATCTCCCAGTTTGCGGTGGATTTATTAATATCGCAAGGAGAGATTGTAAAGTTTAAACTTTTCACAAGATTGATGGCTTTTTCTTTTTTATCTTCTGATTCCGCGTCTAAATATGCCGAACTCCATTCAGCAGGGTAATAGTTAAGAAGATAAGCACAAGTATATGAAATGATTGAATAAGAGATCGAATGCGAACGATTAAACGAATATTTTGAAAAGAAAATCATCTTTTGCCAAAGTTCTTCAGCATCAGAAAGTTTAATCTTTTTTTCCAAACACCCATCAATAAACTTCTGATATAATCTATTTTTAACCTCTTCTTCTTTTCCAGTACCCTTCTTTGTTAATACCTTACGAAGCAATTGTCCTTCGTCAAGCGAAATATCCTTGCCGAGTTTATGAGCAATTTCAGACAACTGTTCTTGAAAAATACAATTATGAACTAATATATTGTTGGCAAAAAAGTTATTATTTTTTTCTACCTCTATGTCATATACTTTTTTAGGAATTTCGTTCCTTGTAATAGATTTTATCTTTATTCTTTTGATTTCCATTTTTCTATTTCTCCCTTTCTTAAATCTTCTAAAAATTCTGTTGATAAACTTCCATAAATTCTACAAATTTCATAATTATTTTTAATCGCTTTTTGTGTATAAAATTCATCAACATATTTTTGTTTTTTCATTCTTTGTGTTAAAACAAATTTATCTTCATTTCCGTGCCAATAATCACCATCATATTCTATAATAAGATGTTTGTTAATAATATAAAAATCATATATATGATTAACATTATCAATTTTATACCCCGATATTATATCATCCTCACAAACATTTTTGAGTTTATCTTCAAAATCTATTTCTTCTTGAGATCTGTTAACATTTTTTTTCATATCGTGATAAATTAACATATGATGAGATAATCCAGATCTGTATTTAAAAATCTGATTACAAATTTTACAAATTATTTTTTTTTCTTTTCCGCAAGTTGCTTTGTGTGCTCGTAAAGAAGTGTTTGTAGAAAACTCTTTATTACAATTCTCACAATTAAAAACTCCAAATTGAATAATTTTATCTCTAAATTTTGAAGCAGTTATTTTATCTTTCCACTCTTTAGATTGTTTTCTACCTTTATATCTTCTTTTTAATAGTTCATTTGAACATTTTTTACTACAAGCAATATAACTCCTTACTCTACTCTCGGGAACTCGTTCTTTTTTTCCACACCTACGACAATAAACATCTACTCTGTTTTTTTCATATTTATTTTTTCTAAAAAGAGATAAACATTCCTTTGAACACGTTTTTGTTATTCTTTTTGATTGAACATTTTTAACAAATTCTTTCTCGCAAACCTCACAAACAAATTGTTTATTCATATATCAAGATCCTCCTCTTGATATATAAGTAGTTCAATTGTTTAATTAATTATTAAAATTTCATCTTCAATTGATAAATCTTTAACCATTTTTAACCCATTTGAAGTATAAATTAAATGCTCTCCAGTTAATTCTATACATCCTTCTTCGGTTGAAATAGTAAAGGTTTCTTTATATCCCATAAATTTTCCATTTATTATTTTATCTTCTTCGATATATTTTTTCGTTATATTATAAGAAGGTAATAAAACATCAAAAAGATTATTTTCTACTATATTTTCAATATTTATTTCTCCATCTTCTGTTAAAATTTTCACATCCCCCGCTAGACAATGACCAAAAGTGGATCCCAATATTTTTTCCAAAATCGGATGAATATATTTTATTGTATCTGGATTTTCTTTTGAATTTAGATAAAGTTTATCAACGTTTGCCTGCAAAGTTCCAGGTCGCATGATACTTGTCACATCACTCAACTCATTTATTGAATATGGTTTAACTATTTTACAAAAGTTTTGAGCATTTTTTTCTGTAAACTGAAATATAGCAATCCAGTTTCCATTGTGAAAAGCATTTTCCCAAACATTTCTATCATTTAGATTTAATTTATCTGGATGAAGATTTTCATTATAATACTTCCAAACATCTTGTATTTGAGGATCTGTATTATTATGATTTCGCTTTAAAATTATACGAATACATTGCTCAATAATCCGCAATGTTTTTAAACCAAGTAAATCAAATTTTAAAATTCCTCGGCGTTCCAAATGGCGAACTGCCTGCCCTTCCGTCCACGGTGAGACGCACTTTCCTCCATTATTGATCAATGGCATCCATTTATTTAAATCTTCTCCAATACAAGTTCCTCCTGCGTGAACACCATGAGAACGAACCTGACCTTGAAGTGCTTCTACTCGTTTTTTAACTTCTGGATATTGTTCAAAAAACCCACGAAGCGTTTTACTGTATCTACAATATTCCTCAAAAGTTGGAACATAAACGCCAGCAGATTGATCGTGTTCTTTTTTCGCTAATGGTATTGCTTCGCTATCCATTTTACTCGTTACATAGTTCACTTCGCCAAATGGAATATCATAATATTTACTAATATCTTTGATAAGCGATTTTAACTGAAGAGTATTAAAGTTTGAAATAAGAACAACGGAGTTTTCTCCCCATTCTTTAATCAAGTGTTCTTTTAGTTTTACTGGCTCGGAAAAATCTACGTCCAGATCAGGGAAGTCCACAGCATCTCTACGTAAAAAGCGTGAAAACTGAAGATTGTATTTAATCGGATCGATTTGTGTTATATCTAATACATATGCCAATAAAGTTCCCGCCCCAGAACCTCTTGCTGGTCCAATCAAACAAATCTTTCTCGCCTCCTCCACAATCGCCTTCATTGTTACAAAGTATTTTGAAAACCCTCGATCCTTTATGACATATAACTCTTCCTTCAATCTCTCAACATATTCTTTTTTCTTGTTTAACCCCTTTTTCTTCAATCCCTCGATCGCCAACTTCGCCAAATAACCGTTTTCATCTTCTCCACTTAGAACGACAAAGTTCGGCAACCTCACCTTGTTATCCGGTTCAAACTCTTCAACGAGAACGAAAGCAATATCGTGTGTTCTCTCCAATGTCTCCCGAATGAAATCATCATCATAAGAATATCCACACATCTTGGAATATTTCTTATAATCTGACCATAATTGGTCGCCGTTTTTCGGATACAAAGTATATCCGATTTCCTCAAGATTTTCGGGTATTTCGTCGCTCAGCCAAGAGGGTTTTTCGCGATTTGATTTTCCAAGCCATCCGAGGCGCTTATAAAGTTCTCGATCCCGCCAGGCATCTGGTCTTGGATAATGCGCATCAACACAAGAAATAACTTTAAAATCATATTCTTTTGATAACTCAATAACGAGCGTATTTAATCTGTGTTGTTCTGGAATATTATTCCATTGTAACTCGCCGAAAAAATGTTCATTACCAAATATGGAAAGCATTTTTTCTATCGGAGTTCTCATAAGTTCATAGAGTTCCGAATGGGTTTTTTCTTTATTTTGCCAGATGACTTGTGCCAAAATTCCGCCAATACACCCACTTGTAGTTATTAAACCTTCACTGTAGGTTTTAAGATTTTCATAATCAATTCTGGGATATCTATAGAAGTTATCTCCTCTGTATGAAAGAGAAATAAGCTGGAATAGATTGTTTAGTCCCGTTTGATTTTTTACTAAAGTGGTTAAATGTCCTCTTCTGTTTATTTTATTTTTATGGTATCGGCGTAAATCTTCTTCATCTTCAAGAGAGATGGCGGAATGTTCTTCGTCTTTGTCGTTTTTCTTTTCTTTCTTATCCGCTTTATATCTCTCGTATTCAACCTTCCATTCTTCAACGGAATCAATGAAATAAAGTTCACTTCCAAAAACTTGACGAAGATACTTTCCCTCTTTTTTCAGTTTTTCATATGCTTCAAGTTGATATGTAAAACCATTCATATTACCGTGATCGGTCAGACAAAAAGCATCCAGACCGTTTTCCCAACAATAACGCATATGTTCTTCTGGATGACCCAAGGCATCGAACGGAGAGCCAATATCGCTGTGATGATGAAGATTTACGAACTTTATTGATGGTTTTTGTCGTTCGGACATATAACATACCTTTCTAATGCTGACACATAATATTTTGTGAAACCATTAGGATCTTTAAACCAATAAACACTATAAAGATCACTTAAATACTTCCGTTCTATTTTAATAATAACTCCAAGGCTTACTTCTCGTAGATAGTTGATATGTTTTACAAGATCGCCAACCACAAGTTTATTCTGATTTATCTTCATTCTTATTGATCCTGTAAATCGGATTCAATTTTCTTCTAATTGGATTATATTTCCATTTGGTTTTATCACGATGATGCCGTTTACTCTCTATCGGCAGCAAAATAGGCTCACTTCTAATCATTTCTCTTTTCTCTTTTGATTCCATATACTTACAATAGGTTTCCCAACTGTCAATGGTATAATACCACGGAATCTCTATTCGCACAATGTTTTCTTCGTCTTCAAACTGGAAAACATCATCCAGAGTATAAACATCTTTAACCACATATTTATCTGCCGATCTATGAATGGTAAAAACTTCGTGGACAACAGAACGATTTTTAACTTCTATTATATTGTTTGAATATGTTTTCCGCGAAGCATTTAAAAGCTTTTTCTTTATTCTGACAACATCTTTGTATAGAATAATAAAACCCGTATAAAGTCCTTGTTCAACGGTTTGTCCCTTGTATGATAACAAAACCGTCTTATTATTTTTCATAACATTTCTACTGGAAAAATCAATCGTCTCTGAAGAATATACACCATAAGGAAATGAAACATAAAATCGTGTTGGAGATATCCACTTTGTTATATTACGACTAATGTTGTGGGCAACCGTTGCTCCATAAATAACACTCCAAGCAAAACTATTCATTGTTTTGTGTTGAAGAGTCTTTATTGGAATATAAAAGATCGGTATTTTTCTCTCATACTTTGCCGCCATTCTTATAGAAATGAACTTTCCCTTTTCTATTGACTCCGGATCTTTTAGCCATTCACCGATTCTGTATTTTAATAAAGGTTGAATGTCATCATTACAAATGATCCAAATCGTTTTACAACCAGCGCGAGCAAGTTCCATCAGACATTTTTCAATGGCAACCAAATCTCTGCCAATCGGCATCATACATTCGGGCCACTCAAACCCAAAATCAAGCGCACCTCCAGCAACCGGAATGATCCCCGCCAAGTGATCGTGCGATGATCTTGCGCGTATTCTTTCTTCAGACATTATTCTGTATATCCAAATCCAGATAAATAATCTTTGCTCATTTCTTCAGAAGAGATGTATTTACTCACTATTCTATTATACAAATAAGAATCCAACACTCTGACTTGTTCTTGATTTAATAAATCTTCTTCAGTTATATTCATTTGTGTTATATTTGAATCCTTGTTAAAAGCATATTGATTTTTATCGATCGGTTGAACAATACGAAACTTGTGTTCAAGCTTTATTTTTCTTGCTATTTTTTTAATCTCTATAGCAGTATTCCTATTTATAAAATCCTGGGCATATAGTTTAATCGTGAAATGTGTATAATCACCTTGCTCGTTTTCATATTCTTCTACAGTTGGCAAAGAAATACAAATGATTTGTTTTGTACCAAAAGTATTATCTGCTCTGACTCTACAATAGAAATATATTTTATTTAATGTCTTTTCCGGCTCATTGTCACAAAAATCAAATGAAGTTCTTATAATATTAAAACCTCGTTTTATATACTTTACTGTATCAAACCAATCAATACATCTTAAACTATTGTATCTTTTCTCTGGAACGGGAAGGTTTATTATTTTGTCGTCATCAAAAAGAAATAGGTTATCGTAAGTAATACGAAATATTCTATGTTTATTAGTTGTGATTTTTAATGTATTATTATCTTCCAGTTCTATTTGATTGATATATTGCGGAACCATTTTTATCATTCCGCTTATTGAAAGTGTAAATATGATTCTTTCATAAACTTCAAGTTTACTAATCCCAAACTCTACTTCCTCGCCGTTCATATTTTTTAATATGTGTTTTTTATTACGAATATTTACATTTTTAGTTAAAACGCTTTTATCAAAGAAATCAAATAGTTGTGGCGGATTATAGTTTGATAAGAGCAATGGAACATTATTCAAGTATGAATAAATAACCGCACTCAACGAAGAACCGATGACCAAATATTCATAATGATATTGATGTTTCATAAGGGACATTATTTACTACATTCAAGCATTTTTTCTAATGACACTGGTGCTATTTCTTTTACCAGTGTTTTTAAAGCAACAGCATATTCTTTGATTTCCCACTGTGCGTGTTTATCGTCCCGTAAAACAATAAAGTTTTGAACAGCTTGTAGTGAAGCTGTCCAATAAAACTCCGTATAAAAAGAAATAGGAATGACTCCTCGCGCTATTTCCTTGGCAACTCCCAAAGAAATAAGTTTTCTATATGATTCATAAGATTTATTTAAGGATTTTTCATATACACTTTGTGCTTTTTCTGTATCATATATTTCTTCATTTAGAGACGCCTGTTTATTGTTTAAACTTTGTTTTCTCCAAAATGAAGGAACATAAAACTCATCTTCAAGAACAACATATCTTCCAGATATTTCATTCCAAGCGGTATCCTTAAAAGTATAATCAGATCCAACGATGTGTTTATACCATTGTCTCGCAACAAACTCGGGACATTTAATATGAAACTGAAATACAGTATGTCTAAATGGACTAAAATGTCTTTCTTTTGCGAGAAACTCTACAAGATTTTCATCTTTCTTGCTTAAAGTTTTTTTTCGTTTTCCAAACGAAACACGAGCAGAGTTAACAGTGGTTAAATCTCCTCCAAGTTTATCTACAAGTTCAACAAATCCTTTATCTAAAACATCTATTTTCATCAATATTCCTTTATAATAATGTTTGTTTTATGATCAATAAAGTTCTTATTTAACCACTTAGCATCATCAATCAAAACACGGACGCATCCGTGAGATTCGTGTTTTCTAATAATCCTTTTTGTTCCGTGAATGCCAAGTCCTTGTGATGATAACTTCATATAATAATACATTCGGGAACCACAAGATTTCTTGTTTTTACATTCCACTGGAAACAAATCCGATCTTCTATTATATCCATATTTTCTAATCAGTTTATAAGATCCCGATTTTGTCTTACAGGATAAGCGACGATTTTCTTTACATTTATTTCTGCCGCCAACCGATATTCCTCTTTTGATAATCTGTCCGTTATTGATTGCCCGCCATTCAAAGTTCTTAAGATCAACTACGATCAGTTTGGCAAACAAAATCGTTGTTAGCATTTTTAACTTTCTTTATCAAAAAGATAAAATTTTGCATTTAAACGAGATCCCGTAAAATCATAGTGATTTATTTTTCCCACAGAAGGACTATCTTTCCTTGTTGAAGAAATCATATATACACTCCAAAGAGGATATTCGATAGATTTAGTAGTTTTTTTTACAACTAATCCAATCCATTCGCCATCATTTAATGAACTTATATGTGTATATGTCATTTTCCATTTAAATAAATCCCCAACCTTCAAAGAAGAAGGTTCAATTTCTTTCATTCTACGACTCCGATTACATAATTTTCCGGAATTACACAAAAAAGATAATCTCCTACAATAACTTCTTCAATACCGATCGTTTGAACAACAATCTTTTCTCCCTCTTTCAGATCCAAACCAGTGTTTAGAGAAACACCTCTTACAAAACAAAGAGTTGTTTTATCAATGGCGAGTTGAGGTTTTTCATTGGCATACTCAAAATCAAAACCCATAAGATCGCCACTTTTAATCTTTTTTGTTTCTTTCAAAATCTTTTCAATCAAAACATATCTATTGACTGGTCGGAAGTTCATCTTATTTAACCCTCTTTCCGCAACAACATTCGCCACAATTACAACCCACATCTTCTGTAGAAGAGATTACTTCGGAAAATGCTTTACGATACTTTCTTGATTCTTCCGCAAGTCCTTGAAGATCCTCGTCTTTTAGTTTTGGTGGTGGCGGTAGAGAACCAGAGATTTCGGTTTGAACATCATCTTGTTTACTTCCAAACATTCTTTCCCAATTTTTTTGATAAAGTTTACTACCATAAAACTCTGTAAATGATTTATTCGAGTATTTCATTTATTATAACCCTCGATCGTCAATAGGTGTTCAAACTTCTTAAACTCATCCAAAAAAAAGATATTCCACAATCTCTTTTGACATCTGGCACAATAAAAACCAACTGATACATTGTTTCCGATCGATGATTCAATACCGCCAGTCAACAAGAAAATATGATTTTGTTTGCCCGAATCAGATTCAGGACAATATTCCCGTTGTAAGTGTTTAGGCAATAAATGATTTAGTTTCGTTTGTTTCATACAGATAACCCGTCTTTACGCAACCATATTCACTTTTTCTTTTACGAGTTCTTCGATCTCTTCGATCGTTTGTTCAGAAGCGTTTTCTTGATCTAGAGATAACTTCAATTTTACGAGACGAATAACCTTTCCGAGCAACTTATGATTAATACGATCCGCAAACTCTTCTTTGAGTTGCTTTGTATCTTCCTTGAGAACATTTGCTTCGCGTTGGATTTCAAAAAATCGCTTTACAAACTCTTCTACTGCTTGTTGATCGTAAGGAATGTCCTTCTTGGGACGACCACGACCGCGTTTTTGTTCTTCCATTTTATGCTCCTTGTTTTACGAATTTGTAAAATCTAAATTCAGCATTACCATTATATTCCGAATACATTTCTTTACACATTATTGGACCTTGATCATATAAAAAATGTAAATATCTGAAATCATCGATATCTTTTTCAATAACGATTGACCACCAAAACCAATCATCGTGTTTTGAAGAAATCACATAGATCATATCGCCGATTTCCACATCATCGGCGGAAGACACGAGCAACCACTTGCCGGGTGGCAGTTTCACCATATTTAGAGAATAGCAGAGAGAGGTGGTGGTGTCAAGAAGAAAAAACTAAAGGGTTATGAGCACTTACTATATCCACAATGTATACAAGAAACACACCCCTCTTTGTAGTTGAGAGCATCTTCTTGCTTACATTCTGGGCAAACTTTATCTCCCTCTGGTTTTTCTCCGTCTAAAATATATGTTTTTAACACTCTCGCAATACAGCGAGAAAACGAAAACATATCACTATCTTTGTCCTTTTGAAGTTGTTCTACAATATAGTTTATCTTAGCTCCGTGTCGTAAACCCAAAGAAATCATTCGAGTTAATGCGGAATGATTTGGATTATCAAAAATCTCAATAACATCTTTGATAACAATCTCGCTACCGTTCTCTCCAATTCTTAAATCATAAACATTTTTTTTAGTTTTATATTTTCGTTTTTCCAAAGATGCTTTTTTATAAGATTTGGGAACTTCAATATATTTCGATAACCCCCCAATAACTTCATATGGTTTATCTTCCATAAGACCAACAGCAATCGTCCAGTTTTCTCCTTTAAACTTCATTTGATGAATATCGCATAAAAGTTTATCTGGTCTTTTGGGGGCGTTATATTGAGGAAATATTTCATTTACATTTTGTTTTTTTTCATTATTTGCAATAAGGACTCCAGAGCGTGAACCGTCTACATAAACAGTAATACCCTTTAAACCCTTTTTCCACGCTCTTTTATACAAACTTCCAACAACTTCAGAAGTTGTTCCTTTTGGAAGATTTATTGTTGAAGAAATACTATGATCAATATTTTGCTGAATAACCGATTGTATATCAACTCTTTTTTCCCAATCTATTTGATCGCTTTCAATAAAATAATCTGGCATTTTATCTGTACCAAAGAGTGTTAAATATTCTTTAACATTATGATGATAAACTTTATATTCTTTCCACTTATCTCCAACATCATCTATAAAATCAGCCCTTTCGCTTTTTTCATTATGGTTTAGTTTCCTTCTACGAATATAATGATTTCTAAATACTGGCTCAATACCAGAACTTGTTTGGCTGATAACAGATACGGTGCCAGTAGGAGCATTAGTCAGTAAAGAAATATTTCTTCTACCTCTTTTTTGAATATCTTTTTGTATTTTTTCAGGAAGTCTTTTAATGAAAAAATTATTTTTTTCTTTTTCCCAATCGAACAATGGAAAACTGCCCCTTTGTTCCGAAAGATTTACACTTTCTCCATAAGCATTATTTCTTAGTATTTCATATATTTTTCCAATAATATCTAATGATTCATTAGAATCATATTTCATTTCTAAACAGGCAATACAATCTGCTAATCCGTGAGTTCCGAGTCCTATTCGTCTTCCAGTCTTACAAGCGTTTAAAAGTTTATTCCATAACACTTTTTCGCTTTCTTCATCTACAATATTCAATATTTTTTCAAGTTTTTCTATTTCCAAATCAACTAAATCATCTGAGAGTCGAGTAGCGATTTTAACAACTTCAGAAAATTTATTAAAATCAAAAAAAGCATCTTTGGAGAACTTATTAGATACAAAATGTTTTAGATTTATTGAAATCAATCGACAGGAATCATATTCTGACAGTGGAAGTTCAGAACAGTTTGAAACAAGTAGTCCACCAGTCCAATATGTATGTTCTTCATCGTCAACCGATATATCATAAACTTCTTGTTTCCCTAAAGATATTATTTCTTTTATTTCATAAGTTATTTTCTGCTTATTAATGTTAGATCTATATCCCAAACATATATCATCTAGTTTTTTTGATTTATATGGTTGTATAAACCCAATCATTTCTCTAAATTTTCTTCTATCAACAGTTATATTTAAATCATAACTTTGACGACACTCATAAACTCCATTTGAAAACTCTACGCATTTTGATTTATTTGTAGTATAATAAGAAGAAATGCCAATAGAAGAAAGCATTTGTTGAACTTCTCTAATAATCCTGAAACTTGATGCTTTTAATGTAATGCGCGTAGAAACAACAGATCCATTTGCCGAATACAAACCTCTTAAAAATCCAACAACTTTATTATAATCACCTTTTAAAAATCTTTCAGGAATATATCTATCGTAAGTTTTTGGAAGTTCTGTAGCTATTATAGTAGTTTTAACTTCCCATCCATAATCAAAAGCCTCCCTTCTATCTTTTAAAATTAAAGAAGATATTTCAGAAGTAAAATAATCTTGATCATCTTTTCCAATACATAAATATACCGATAAATCATTAGATGCTTTATGAACAGTTCCGTCTCCAACAATCATTCCATCCATTATGTCTTGTATATTAATATTACTAGAAGATATCAGTCCGCCTTTACAAATATCAATAGCATAAGCATTTTTAACTTCTATTTTCTCTCCTTCGCACATTACACGATGATTTTCTGTTCCAATAAAACTTCCAGCAGTCGTTGAATAATCAAAAACTTCTTTAACTCCTGTTTTCCATTTTTTCGTTATTTTGGTCCACCGCTTCCCCGACCAAACAAAATCACCCTCGCTAACTTCTCCGATCGTTGAAATACCATTTGAAGTTAAAACAGTTGCCCAAGAAGGCTGGCAGGGATTGACAGAGACGGATCTAAACGATTCATAACATTCCGCCGGAAGATTATTTCTTACATTGTCCCACATGATCAACCCGGGTTCTGCTGTATATGTAGCCGATTTTACAATCAAATCCCATAAAGTTTTTGCTTTTATTATTTTTGAAACTTTAGGATTATTTGAATCAATCGGAAACTTAAGTTCAAAATTCCCATCCTTCTCCACTGCTTTCATAAACTCGTCAGATATTTTAACAGAGACATTTGCTCCCGTAGTTTTTTTTAAATCTTGTTTCATTACAACAAATTTTTCAACATCTGGATGTCTTACATCCATTGAAATCATTAAAGCTCCACGACGATTATTTTGTCCAACCATTCTACAAACATATGAATAAAAATCAGAAAAACTCCAAGCTCCAGTAGTAGTTCCAGCAGAGTTATTCACTCCACAACCATCTGGACGAAGAGTAGAAATATCTATTCCAACTCCACAACGACGCTTAAAAAGATTAGCAAGTTCCTTCCCTTTGTCAATAATAGAAGACATATTATCTTCTGGAGATGCGATTACAACACAGTTGCTTAATGATACATTTGCGTAATCATTTCCTATTCCATACATTGGACTACCTTGAGGAATAATATTTTTAAATCCCTTTAATAATTCATAAATTTCTTCTTCGCTCATAGAATTTGGATATTTTTTTTCTATTCTCGCAAATTCTTTTGCCAATCTTCTATGCATATCATCGGGAGTCTTTTCTAAAAGATTTCCTTCTTTATCTTTTAAAGCATATTTTTTAATCCACACATCTGTCGCAAGTTCATCGCCATTAAAATATTCAAGTGTAGATTTATACACCTCTTCTTTGCTATACATTTTTCTTTTCCTTTATATTCCTTAAATGTTCTTTATATTTTTCTTTAACATCCTTATCTTCTTTCGTTTCAATATTGTTTCCCAAAATCTTTATCGTTGATGTCGCCGTATCCATAAAAATAGGAAATACAATGCCATCCGGACCATTACGATTCTTTGCTATAAATAATCTTCCTGTATTTGAGTTTTTGTCTTCGGTAGATCTCGACAATGAAATGACGAAATCAGCAACAAATGTTTTGGCAAAACTTTCAGCAATACCATCTAATCCAATCACTTCGGAGTTAAAATTGTTTCTATTAGCTTGACTCGCAGTTATTAGTGAGCAATCATACTCTTGAGCAATAGCGCGCAGGTCTTCAAATATTGCTTCAAGATCTAATCTTTTTTCCTTATAAATAGATATTGATTTAAGTAAATCTCCATAATCAACAAGAATCATATCCGGATTTATATCATTTTGTCTTAGTTTTTCCAAATGATTCCGCAATGTTATAACCGAAGCAGATTTTGTTGGATATTCTTTTATTATAAGTTTTCCCGGAACATCTTTGACCATTTCAAAGACTTGATCTTTAAAGCGATGAAGTTCATTTATGGAAAATCCAGTTATACAAGAATCAAAACGAGAAGCTACTAAAGTATCGGCAAGTTCAAGCGTATAATAAACGACCGTTTTGCCCGCTTTGATCGCCTGCGCTCCAAGAAAAACCATCAGTTGACTTTTACCGGTTCCACTTGTAGCGATTATTATTGATAGTTCCCTTTTTCCCATACCACCCTTACAAATGCTATCTATTGCTTCCCATCCGGTAGAAATCGGTGCTCTGGATTTTATTTCAAATCTCTTTTCAAAATCCTCAATATAATCATATCCAAAATCGTTATTTTCGCCCTTTTTAAGAGCATTATTGATTGTTGTGCTTATTTCATCAAAAGAACATTTGTTTAATAAGTCTACCGATTCAAGTATCGCTTTTTTAAGAACTTGTTTGCGACAGAAATCAAGAGATTTATCTTTTATATATTCTTGATCTCCGACATTATTGTAGTCTTCCGTAGAAAACGATTTCGCAAAAAAGGAACGAATCTGTTCTTGAACCAAATCATTTTCATCATTCAAATCGGTTCTTATAACCGCTTTCATAATATTGATCGAAGGGTGTATCTTATATTCAGTTTTGTAATCAAATACCTTTCTCGTAAAAACTTGAAGGTATTTCTGTTCAAAATACATTGGCTCAAGAACTTCTTGTATTTGATTACAAAAAGATCGATCCAATAAAATGAGTCTTGCTAAATTTTCTTGAAATGATTTACCGAAGATAGAAAGGTTGGCGGTTTCATTATTTTTATTTGACATTTTCCTCCTTGATTAAGAGTTTAATAATAGAAAATGAAGTTTCCAAAAAAAGTTTTCGTTCTTTCGTCCAATAAACTGTATAAAAATATCCATTACCCATAATCTTTAAAACTATCCCGATACCAAAATGAGTGCTTAAAGACGGATTAAACTCTACCAAATCTCCGACCTTAAAATAATTTTTGTTCATCGTGCCGAACAATCTTCCATTCTGGAATATAATATTTAAACATTTTATTTAGTTTAATCCAGAATATCTGATATTCTTCAAACTTTTCTTCAAAATTATATCGTTTATTTATGATTACTCCATAATCGCCATATTGATTTAATGGAGGATATTTCCAAGTAATAAGTTCTCCGACTTTAAATACTTCATCATTCCGGTTCATAAAATTCATCATAACTTCTTACTTGATCCGGGCATACCATATTATCGGAGTTACTCCAAATCATATATTCTCCCCATTTTTCATCGTTATTGGTATATCCAAGAATAATATTAAATGTTTTGTTCTTTTTATCTATTATCAATGTTCCTATTTTAAGAAGATCTTTCATTTAATAAAATCCGGTTAAACGAATAATAGAGTTCATCCCAGTTCCACTCTCCAAGTCCATCATAAGCCATCATAGAAAGAAGTTTGGTCTTATTAAAAATAAGTTCTTTATTCTCCATCATATTCTGAATCATTTGCTTTGATTGAATACTGATTGACGGAGAGTATAACTGGGTTATCTTGTAGTTTTCAACTATTTTTTGTTGTTCCCGCACAAGATTTTCATATGCCTTGAGTTTTGATCCTTCATTTACTTTTTCTTGAGCAAAATCAACAAGTTCTGGAATAGTATATGATTTATTCTTCGACAAGAAAGAAAACCTATTTGCTACAGTAGAAAGACCGATGCCGGAAACCCCTTCAATATTGTCTCCCTTATCTCCAGCAATAGATCTTGCTAAAGCAAAGTTTGTCGGATGTATTTTATATTGTTCTACGATTCTTTTTGTATTTAAAATCTCATCTTTAATGGGGCGATATAAAAGAGTTTTATCACTGTGAAGTAGTTGAATGAAATCTTTATCTGAAGAATAAACTATTTTTTGATGTAACTCCATAAAATGTGTTTGGCACAAAAAAGCAATAACATCATCCGCTTCAACTCCCTCAATAATGACTTGATAAATCGGCATTAAATCATAATATTCACCAAGTCTCGTCATTTGCTGAATATTATTTTGTCTCTCTTCATTTTCGTTGAGTTGAAACTGACGATTTAAGCGAAGAGGTTTGCGACCTTGTTTATATTGTTTATTGATCGTCCTTCTTTTTTGAGATCCGCCAGCACCATCATAAACAATAATGATCTTATCCGGTTTAGTTAAACGAACGATCTTTTGAATAGATTTGAGGGTTCCAACGATACCGCCAGAAGGATATCCATCTTTATTCAAGGTTGGATTTACGACATAGTTTCGTATAAACAAGTTTGAGTTATCTATTATTAAGTATCGCATATGTCTCTTCGTTGTATTTTGCCAAGTTAAAATCCGACGTATAATAGAAATTTGGTCGATAATTTATCCAATAAACCAAATAAGAATGTCTTTTCGGGCGTTTTTTAAGTATTATTCCAATGTTTAGTTTTTTTAATAATATCAGTTCTACTTTATGATAAACCAAATCTCCAACATTTAAATCTGGTATCATTATTATTTAACGACTTCAATGTAAGGTGATGACTTTTCACAGAATGTCGCTCTTTTGATATCAATCCAATATACCCAATATTGTAAATAATCTTCTTTAAAAACTATTCCATAGCCATTTTTAATATCATCATCTCCCGACCAAAGTATCAAACTACCTATTTTCATTTTCATTATTTAAAATAGTCCAATATTCTTTAATATCATTTTTTGATTGAATAGTAAAATAACCACTATATTTTTTTGTAATATTAAAAGTATAAATTCTAAAGTATTGAGCAGTAGTTTGAATTATTATTCCAAAATAATCACTATTAAAATATCTTATCAAATCTCCGATTTTCATTTTTATAACTTCAAAATGCCGATCTTGTTATCATCCATCGTGTATACAATCTTTTTAATACCGCAAAACTTCATAATGCCATAACACATTGAACAAGGTTTTGACAAACGAAATTCGCCCTTTGTATTGATTCTAACGACATAAAGGGTTGATCCATATGTCAACGATCGACTTATTCCCAATATCGTCTTTATTTCAGCGTGACGACTGGAAAATCTATTTTCTTTCTTTTCGCAAAACCTTTTTGAAAAGGCGCAAAACTCTTTATCATTATAAGAAGCGTTTATAATCGCACCACCGCGTACAAGAACGGCACCGTGGCGCCACTTGTCGTATGTGCTTTGATACGCCTGACGCCGAGCAAGTTCCAGATAACGACTTATTTTATGGGATATTGGAATCTCTATTGAAGCAGACATCTTTTTTGCCTTTCTTGGATGTCACTTCTATAGAATAGCACTACTCTCCTTCTTTGTCAAGAACAGAAAACACTGTGTTTTCGGGAGGTTCCAGCATATCGTCATCGCGTTCGGGACGATCGGTTCCCTTCTCTATCAAAACTTCGTCCATAATCGCAAGAACTCGATCGTGAAAACGTTTTTCCTTCAACTTATCAAGAAATGTATTAGATTGAAACTTTTCTTCTGTTCCATCTCCCATATCCATCGTAAACCAAGCACCACTGTTCTTTACATAAGAAGTTGATTTAATCGCTTCCATCCAACTTTCTTGATCCATAATACCAAGTTTATCGCCAGCCCATAGAATCTTGAAACTACAAGTTCTTCCCTCTCTCCCGAACCTTGATTTTTTAATAGTCGCTTTTACCTCAGATCCGATTTGTTGTTCATTTTCATCTAAAATATAACTTGCTTTACCGCGACGCATTGTTAGATATATTCTCCAACTTGCCGCAAATATTAAACTCTTTCCTCCGGGGGTTACATACGGATCAATATATTTTTCTGCGACGCTATTTGTAATATTTGTTTTTAGTTGATTTAATACCAGTAATATTGAGCCGTGATTTGCCAATGGAATAACAAGTTTTGAAAATCCTTTGGATAATATCCTTGCCTTAACCCCTATAGATGAGTTAGGATTAAAATCTCCTTCAATATCGTTTATTGAAGGAGTCATCGCCAATGAATCCCAGATAAATATATATGGCTTTGGGCTTTGCCCCATAAGTTCTTCTATTGTCTCTAAAACATATTCTACACTTGTTGCTTGAACATAAATAAAATCATCAAGATCTATTCCCATTCGTTGAATAAATCCACTGTCGATCGCAGACTCGGAATCAAAATATACGACCGTATATCCTTTCTTCATAGCATTTCCGGCAATCTGGATTGCCATATAAGATTTGCCCGATCCAGAAAGCCCACTTAACTCTATAATTTTAGATTTTGGAACTCCCCCCATTTGTCCCTTACAAATAATACTATCCAACCAACGCGAACCAGTAGATATCCATTCTTTGACATCGGTTGGATTTTCTTTGGTTAAATCGTAAGCAACGGTCATTCCTGCTTTTTTATTTATTCTATCGCGGAGTTCTTGAATGGAAGGTGCTTTATCGTTATTTTCGTCTTTTTCTTTCTTTGGTCTCGCCATATTCTCCTTTCTCCTATAATATCAATATGTTACTACTGTGAGAGTAGGATTCGAACCTATGATGGGCTTTTCGCCAACAGATTAACAATCTGCTCTCTGCTTCCGCTCGAGTACCTCACATTAAATCCGAAGGTGGAACTTGAATCCACATCTCTCCTCTACAATAAGGAGGCTTTACCAGTTAAGCTACTTCGGATTTTATTCTATTATTTAGTTAGTTAAGCCAACTCCAGTTTTCTCGTCGCACAATACGACCCACCTGCGAACGAGAAACATAAAATGCTTCAGCAAGTTCGGATTGAGTCCAACCTTGTCGATAAAGAATCCGAATTCTCTTAACTTCTCCCGGAGTTAAAAACGCATGTGAACTTGGAAGCGCATTCGTTTGACGGACTACCGCAAATCCAAGATTTCGCAGTGTCTTGGTGAGATCTGATACTGACGCTGTTGTGTTTGTTCGTGACATATTTTCCTCCATTGGTTATGTCTACTTTTTCTATCGCTCAACCATTACCTATCGCTCAAATCAAATACTCAATTGTTAAACTTCTTTTACAGACGATAAGTTACTTACACTCATCCAGTTTGAAAATGTAGCGACCAACGATACATCTTCCTTTTCTTTTGTGCCGTTCAAAAATGTAAGATATCCTTCATTAACAGAATATCTCTCTGCTTTAACTTCAAAGCGCTTTCCTGGTTGTTCTGGAGTTGGAAGTAATTCCACTACAAAAGTTTTCATTTTATTCTCCTGTTAACTCTTGAAATGCTTTCTCGATCGAATCCATTTCATTACTACCGGCTTCGTCGCCTTTTTTGCTTCCGCCGGCGGCATACTTCTTTACCTCTTTTCCAAGGACGTCTCCCTCTTCATCTTTTAACATAAATTCGTTTAAAGTTTGTTCAACCTCCTTACTTGATTTACGCTCATATAAAGTTGTCAAATCAGGCAGATTTTCAAGAAGCTGCTTTGTTTTTTCTTTTGAATCCGTCATCTTTGACGTATTTCGCTTTGCTTGAATGTTTGTCTTTGCCCAACTTTGACCAGGCGCCTTTTTATAGGAAACAACAATATCCGTTCCCTTATCTACATCTGTAATATCCCCGTATTCTGGATCGACAAGCAACTTATAAAGATCTTCCCAAACCGTTTTACCGAACGACCAAATCTTGGGTGTTTGTTCTTCTTCACCACGAACAAGAATCGTCGCAAAGAATCTTTGCGACACAAACAGTTTCTTTGCCAGAGCCATATCCTCTTGATTATTTTTTTCTTTGCCGGCGGCATATAACTTGCTGGCAAATGAACAAACTACACAATCATCTCCAAAGTTTCGCTTTGGACACAATACACCACCACGCGCAATCTCGTAATGAATATGAAAATCCTTTACCGGATCTCCATCGGGAGATGGTAGAATACGAACTACCGCTCCATCTTCTGGCTTCCAATAGTTTGAACTTCCACCACCTTTGTTTTGGATCTTCTCCATCCTCTCCTTGATCTTATCTAGATTAAGAGCCATTTATTCCTCCTTTTGGCATTCTTCTTTAAAATACTTGATCAGATATTCTATCAATTTGGTCCTATCTCTCAAAGTAGAATATTCTTTTTTCTTTTTTAATACCCTCCTAAAGTCATTGTCGTCCAACATATAATCAACATATTTGTCACAATATAAAGAATCTTCCCAATGCTCGTCTCTCATTTCTATTAGTTGTTGAACAATATCTTTGTTTTTCATCTTTGTATTTCCGAACTTCGAGATATTACAAACGCAAAACTTTCATTATAATCAGATTCATATATTCCATATGATATTTTACAACCTTTTTGTTGTTCTTTTTTCCTCTTTAGTTGTTCCTTGATTTTCAAATGAAGTGTTTTATCGGTTTGAAACACTTCGTGAGGAACAACATAGTAATAACACTTCTCCCGAACTGTGTCAAGCGGAAAAAAAGTTTTTTCTTCTCCACCAACAATCTCCATTACTCCAAGCGTAGAAATCCTTGAAATCATTGAAGTTTCCGACCAATTATTGATATGCGACGACGAGCCGTTCAAAAAATTTATAAAATGAAAAGTCCGAACCACCACTTCGTTGATTTTTTGATGATATTCAAACATCGAAACACCATCGACTATACTTTTCTCTATTTCTCGGTTACTTAATAAAATTATTTCTTCAAACACTCCTGATCTTGTATATTCCTGAAGAACATTATATACAACTTTTTCTTGAAGAGATTTTATTTCCGATAAGAACTCTACATCGGGCTTTATATAAAGAATGTGTATTTTTGTTCTATCTTTTATCTTTTGAAGTATCGCCAGAGTTGCTCCGGAAATAATACTTGCTCCGCAAACGACCACATATGTTTTTTCTTTGATATTCCTAAAAAAAATATCCAGACTTAAATCTGATATATATTGTTCATAATCTTCTGGGGATTTATATTTCTTTACTTTATAATGTTTAACCTTCTTGTGTTTATTAGATTCATTATCGATTGTTAAACATTGATAGTCTGGATATTGAGATATCTCGTTTGCTATATTGACGCCGGATTTTCCTATTCCCAATATTGTTATTTTTGAAGACATTTTATTTATTTAACTTTTTCCAACCACCAAAACTTCTTTCTGACCACCAATAAAAACTTTTATTGTTAATAGAATACCAATACATTTTATATGAATGAGGAAGTTTTTTGATATTTATTTCAACTATTATTCCCAGGTTGTTTCCTATCGCAAACAAATCACCCACTTTATACTTTAACTTTTCGCATTTGTCCATAGTTTTTTCCCATTTTCATATTGACGACAAATCTTCCAAGCGGAGTATCTTTAAACTCTTCCAACAAAGACATTAACACACTTTCATCATCTCTGTGAAAATCCAGTATAACCGAATCAAATATCATAAATGATACATACGATTTTTTATTCTCAAGGATATTATTTAATCTGCTCGCCATTACATTTACAAGATCGGAAGTTACCGACTGGTTTAAATAACTCAAGGCGTGATTTCTATCACATTGTATTTTTCGATCAAAGATAGTATTTATTTCATTTTTATTCCAATACATATCGATCATTTTCTGGCGGTTATATAATGTTTCAAGTTTTGATTTGGCGTCCATATTATATAACCAAGAAAATGTCTCTTTTTTTATTTGCTCCCGCGTCATATCTGACTGTTTAAAAATATTGTTGCAGTTCCACTCGTGAATATCATTTTGCGGTTGTTTCTCTCCCAGCATAGCAAGCATCACGCGGAGGTCGCAAGCATTATAATCAAACTCCACGAAGAAATCGTTATTTGGCAACAAAACCCGCCGTAGCTCGCGCCGTAGATTTAAAATAGGGAAACTGCCATTTTTTGTTGTGAGGCGCCCTGTGACCGACCCAAAAAGATTATATTCAACGTTGCTTGCCCCATTTTTCACTTTATTGTGTAAAGCAGAAATACCGGCGACATCAAAATTCTGAATCATAAAACTTTTATCAAAGTTTAAGTTTCTATATTTAATATCCGCAATAAGTTTAGTTATATCCAACAATAGATCGTAGTTGTTTGGTCTTGAATATGTTTCAAAAACATATTTAGTTATATCCATTTTAACTTTACAATATTGTGTCAATATTTCAACAGGAACAAGATCAAAAAAACATACATTATTGAGATTTACTTTCGCTTCAACAAAAGATCGATAATATGCTTTAAGTTTTTCTTTTATATTATCCCAATCGTTTTTCAAATATTCTGGGCATATTTCATCAATAGGTTGACCACAATATAAAAAAGCATACTCTATATTTTCTTTATGTTTTAACCATTGTGAATAGTTCCAAGTATGCGAAAGTTCGTTCGGTATCTTATCAAAATAAAGCATACCGCTTTCGTCATAAAAGCCAATACAGTTTTGTTTGTCGTCAAATGATTGAAAGAAAGTCAAATCGACACGCTTTTATTGTGGAGACATTGACCAGCCACGACATTTGGCTTGTGTTCCTATTGAACCACCACCTGGAACTCTTCGATAATATATTCTTATATTGCTCGTTATCGGAAATTTTCCAATAGATTCAGAGGCGGTTCCAGAAGCATTACCGGTTGAAAGAATAGTTTGGGTGGTGCTAGCACCACCGGTTTCAAAACCATCAACCCACCAATAAACATCTCCCCATCCCACCCCGCCGCTTGCTTGTCCCCAAAGCCACATATCGGCGGATGTTGCAATTGCAGGAACGTATGTAGATAAACTAACTGCTACAGCAGCACCATCCGACCCGTTGCCGGTAGATGCTAAAACCTCAAACATTGAACCATATTTGAAATCCCCTGGAGATACATTATAAAACTGTATTATATCTCCCGATCCATCGTTCCGAACTGCCCCAAAACATTTAAATGCCGTAGCATAACTTGGCGGCCCGCCGGAATCCGGATCGTTCGTGTGCCCCACAAGACCTATATTGTTTCCATCTTGAACACCATAAATATAATACCAAGTCGAATTAGCTTCAGATATTGTATCTAATCCTCCAAGACCACTTACGCTTAGTTTAAACGTTCCGGATGAAAACTGTTTTCGAGAACCATTGCTCAAATAAAAATATTCGGTTCTGCCAGACCAAGTTGATATCGTTATCGTATCGGCGTCGGTCCATACAAGTTTTGGTAACACAATATCGTCCTCCACTTCGATGAAAGTTTGAGCAGACACACTTTGTTCTATATGTCTGCCAGTGCTCGCAACTACATTCCACAGATTTGAATCTTGCGATATATCCGTTTTTACTTGCGAGCGAAGTTGTTGTTCAACATATGATAATGACCTCGCGGTGTCAAGAGAATTTTCAAGTTCTTTCGTTGTTTTTATTTTCTCTTGTATTTCCGCAAAATTCCAGTTTTTGCCCTCTTCCGAAGATCTTATATTTATATACACTTCTGTCCAATCAATATTTTCTACATCAGATACAGTTAGATTTTTTCTTTTTGTGATGACCGATTTAGTTTCAAACATACCAGATTCTATTTTTTTTTGGTTTGGATGCGATTTTATATAACTCACATAAAACTGTGATAAATATTTTTTTAAAATCTGAATATCAAACTCTTGAGTTTTATAATAATAGATTTCAAATAAATCACTTGCCGTTCCTGGTTCATATTTTATACCATATTTCTCGGCATACTTTAACATAGACTTCGAACCAACATTGGCAATAATCTGCCAAGGAATGTGTTTATTGATATAAAACCCAAACTTTTCGGCAGCATTTAAATAAAATCCATAATTTGAATCATTTATATATTTTTGTAATGTTTTTTCTTTTGTTGTATATGTTTCTTTAGCAATATCAATTACAAGTCCACTTACAAATACTGGGCATTTATTTGATTTTACGAATGCCGTTTTCGTTATTGGATGTCTTAAAAAGTCTTTTGAAAATAAAATAAACTCATTGATAAAATCTCTAAAGTTTAATATTTTTGAAGATCTATTATTAGTATTGATATATGAAACAACGAATGCTTCATATATTTTTGACATATTTTGATGATAGATTTCGTTTAAGTTTTGCCAGGCGCGATATGGTTTTATTTTATCATATACAGAATCTTTATTTATTCTTCCTTGAACTTTTGCTCTTTCAAAATATTGCTGTAAATCATGAAAAGCATCTACAACAAAATCAGCCGCCATAAATGTTCCTTCATCATCAATGGGAGATAGATTTGATTCAGAAAGAAATACATAGTTTCCCTTTCGATCAACTTTTCCATAGTTTTGCTTATCATACCATAAATCGATCAACATTTTTATTAGGGCCTATTTGTAAACAATATTTTCCAGAATCTTCTTGAATGTTCTTTCTTTTCTTTTTCTTCTATTTTGCTTGAAGCCACAATCTTCTTATTTATTTTATTAAATCGTTCAATATTTTCTTTTGTTCTCTCAACCGGCTTTTTCATTTGTTTTCCACTTTCTTCGGCATATTGCCAAATCGCGGTAATCGTAGTTTCATAATCGTTAGAACTAAAAGAATGCTCTATTCCAATAACATTATAATAACCGCCCAAACCAAGTTCTCTCGCCAAAGACCCTTTCGCCAACGGATTATCCAACCCCATCCGCGATGTATCAATATATATTTGTGCGCCTGGATAAAATATATTGTTTCCGATCATCGTTATTTTGGCATTATAAAGACCTTGTATTCTTTTTGACTCACTTGAAGTTTGTGTTGCTCTCATTGTGTCGACATGTGGTTGTGAAACTCTTTCAAACTCTATTTTTTTAACGAGGCCGCCATTCGCGCCGGTATACAAATGATAAATGCCTCTTTCAATATCTTCTTTTTCATTTCCTTTCAATCCGTGATTAGGAGACGAAGAAACATAGATATATAGATAATGAAATAACTGTGGCGTAGGTTTGTGTGTGCTATATGAAAATGGCTCGTTATTTGCCGATGTTCCTCTTCTATTGATTAAATCATTTATTGTTATTCTTTCTTTTGCGCCGGAAGGAATGGGTTCTATTTCGCCATCTTTTCCCATTCCCGGAACTGTAAAAAAGTTCATACTTATATCATTTATTTGTTGCCCCAATCCTAAAAAACACAGTTCTCCCAATGCCGGCGTTACAAGAGAAGATAAGATATCTTTTAAAAATGGCGCCAAATGATATGATGGTCTTTGTGGGGCCACGACCTTTTTTAACCACCAAGTCAAAAATAGATTTAATGAGATTGGAATATCGGCAATATTTAATGTCTTTGGAGTAGTATCGTTTGGATTTGTTGGATCAATAAATGTAATAGGTCCCAATATTACTCTCAACGACTTCTTATTTAAAACAGATAAAGCAATATCTAAAAGATCTCCCAAATAAAAAAAATTGATTCTCTTACACTCTTTACATTCTTTGGGTTTATCTGATAAAACAAACTCTTCAAACTCTCCGACCACTTTCTCTACTTCTTCTTTGGTTTTTTTTCTTAAAATTGTAGAAGTTTTTTTAAGTTCCAACTCCGAAACATTTATTTTAGCAGTCGCCTCTTGAAACCTTTTAAAAACATTTGTCGGCAATGTTCTCTTGGGATTTATTTTTTGTGTTCTCAAATTTTCTTTTATAAATTTTTCATAAAATATAATATCTTCGTCAGTTAAAGTCCCTTTTTCTTTTAATTTGTCCAAAACTTCTTTTTGACCTTTATCAAATGCTTTAATTGACGATTCATCAACATCAATAAACCACATTTTTGACGATCCTTGAATGGCTTTAATCAATCTGGAATATCTTATTTGTTTATCTAATGATTCCGCAAATAAAGATTCTCGTGAAAGTTGCTGTGCTTTCGTTGGTTTAATACCGACGGCAACTTCTGTTTTATTTTCCGGATTTCCACTTGTTAAAACATTATCTATAATCCATTTTTTCGCTTTTAATCTATCTGTTGTTGGTGCTTTTTGTTGTTTCTCTTCTTTAGATGCTTTTTTTGCCAAATCCTTTGAAACTTGTAAAAATGCTGTTGGAGATAATAGATCCGCTCTCTCATCTGCCATCAATGCTTCTCCGCGAGCATTATAATCTATACTCACCTCTAATGAACCGTTTTGATCAAAGCGAAGATTTTCGCTATGTAGTGTCATCAATAAAACGGTGCTGGAGCGATCGATTGCCTTTCTTAAAGACTTATTTATTAAAATCTCATTTGGATCGGAAGGACTTGCCCAGCCAGCGATTATTTTAATCTCAAAATGCTTTGGATTCCAGACTCTTGCCCCTTTTATGGTTTTTCCTGTTTTCGGATCCGTCCTATTTGTATCAATATAATCTGCTTCAGGAACCAAAAGATTGTATAATCTTCCGGTATTCTCATCTTCCGCTGGCGCCAATATACTTGAAGCATTTTGTAAATAAAATGTTAGATTACATTGAGAATACCCAGCTTGCGTTATATTTTCGCCCCTTAGCGCATAACTGAAACTTTTTAATCCAACATCATCGCCTCGTCCAAATCTTGTTTTTGTTATATTATCAATCGTTTTTAAGTTCGTATGATCTCGGAATACAATCTCTTGATCAATGGGTTTAGATTTTTTATCTGGATTTGAATATTTGACTTTAAATATTTGTATTTTGGGAACAAGCAAAGCAAGTTGTGCTGGAGTTATATGAAATAAATCTTCTATTCCTTTCTTTCCAACCAACTCGTGAACAACCAAGGGAGGATTTCCATTCAACATTATAAAATTTTGATATGATTGTTGTTTTGTTACACTCTCATTGATATTTGAAAGTTTGCGCCAGTTTTCGATCAAAAAACATTGTTCTTGAAAGCGTTCACCTTCTTTTATATCTTTTTCGTTATCTGCCATTTTATTTTTGTTTAATATCCGAGTATTTGAAGAACTTTATTGAGAGGAAAGGGAATATAAATGACATCTCCAACATTTATATGTGCTTCTGTTGGTTTTTGATTATAATGAGCAATAACATACCATAAATCAACATCGCCATAATGTTCGTGCGCCAACTTATAAAAACGATCTCCAGTCTTCCATATATGCCCAATGATATCAAGATCGGCGATTTCTTCAGTGGTCGGATGTTTTAATACTTGTGTCCGAAACATCCGAATGAAGTTGACACCTCTATCGCGAAAGATCTTCTTATAGTTTTCGTTATCATTTATAGAAACTACTTGATTATCATATCGTCCTGCCATTTTTATTTAACACCCAATACTTTGTTTGCTTGAGCACTTCTTTGTGCGTCTGTTCCACCGGTTTTTGAACTATTGTTAACTTCCTTTAACTTTAAATCATCAAAGTCTCGTTCGCCATACGGAAAAAGCGGAGTTCTTTTGTTTTTTTCTCTATTCCACCCCAAAGGAGTTGTGTGTAATACCGTAAACTCACAAGATAGATTGACCGTTTTTGGATGTAATATTGCCGGTTCTGGATCAAACATTCCTGCGTTTAAATCTGGTTCATATGTGAATCCCGCCACTTTTCCAACCAATCCGCTATCCGCTATAGTTCCACCTGCTTTTGCTTCTGATTTTCCTGGAGAAGAAGGACTTTCTTTGTTTCCTTCACCATAACTTCGTATCAAGTTGGCAAAAGACAACTTCATCAGCGGAGATGCCACGATTGAAGAAGCATTAAACTTTCCAGAACTTTTATCATAAACCGGATAAAGCATTGATAAAAGAAGAGAAGATCTTTGAAGATTTTCTTTTGCTTCTTGTTCTGATGCCGCAACAACGCTCCAACCAAGCGAAATCACTCTTCTTGTGTTTATAAAGTTTGAAATCGGATCCGATCTTCCGTACACATCTTCATCTTTCCAGTTGGAAGTATATTGATCGGAATATCTTGTAATCATTGCTTTAAACTGAACAGAACGACCGGTGGGAATATGAAAAAACTCAATAAAATACTTCTTATTTACATAAGACCATTCCGCATCAAAATAACTCGATCCTTCTTCTTTTTTTCCGGGACCTATTTTAAAGTTTGGCATTCATTAGTAAATAGAAATATCTCCTAAAATACTATCAACCTCTTCTCTGGTTTCATATTTTAACAGCCTTTTCTTTGCGTCTTGAAACTTTTTCATATTATTCTTATAGTTTGCCATATTTAAAGGGACTTCTATAAATGAATCGGTCAAATCAAACCTTTTATTTATTACACTTTTGCTGATCTCAAAACAATAGTGTTCTTTACCGTCTGTAAATGATATTCCCGAAGGAGATGAACGAAATACATTGATATTTTCTATATCAATATAGTTCATTTTAGACACAATGATTTGAAATCTTGTTGGTCTACGAACAAGCATTATATAATACAATAAATCTGGATTTAGATCGTATTCTTTTATAGAGAAATCTAATCTTTCATTTCTCAATAAAGAAACAGAACAGGCGACCTCCTTATATTGTTCACCATACAATAACTCTTTATATTTATCTCGATCTCTGTTGTGTTCCGAGATTTTTTCATATTCTGATTTACAGTTTTCCTTTTCCATAATCGTTTTCGCGCCGATGCCAATATCATTTTTTACAAGATCTATGGCAACATCTTTTCCGGAAATATTCAAAGAACAACCAAAACTTTCATAAACAAAGTTTTCCCAATCCTTTGAAGATACATATAGATTTCCATCTCTACTATTTCCCTTATTTGAAACATTTGCCAATAAACTTAAATCATCTTTGATTTTAAGCAGTTCGACGCCCTCAAAAAATATCATTTTCCACTCCTATGTTTAGCACTTCAGCACATATATAAAGTTATACTTAAGTTATTTGCGGAGTGTCAAGATTAAATGGCACGACGAGGAGACATTTTTTTGTTCATCACATCAACAATCCGCTTGTCGATTTCTTTGCCGTCCAATTGAAGGATTACGGTAAATCCTCCAGTTCCAGAGGTACCGCCGGCGCCAGAAGATGCCGTATTTGTAAGGAAGTTTGTAAAACTATTGGTTACATTGTTGACTTTGGTTTCTTCAACGATTTCTTTATATCTTTGTGCTTGATCAACAAGTTTTCTTGTGTTTTCAACCGAAACTGGTTCCAAGTCGTTTGATGCTTCGACGACGGACGATAAACTTTGTATTGTTGAGTTAAATGATATTACTTTTTTATCTGGAATACTGCCCATTGCTTTTGCTATTTTCGTAATCATTTCGGCGACGCCGGAAAGAGCAGAAACCGTTCTTTCACTAAACTTCGAAAGACTCATAAACATTATGGTCAAGAACATAAGATCTTTTGTTTTTATAAGTGCCAAAGATAACGCCAGCGCTCCCATTCCAACAGCCAAAGCAGTTAACCCTATGGACGCCATAATCGCCCCAGGAAGCATTAATATCATTGCCAGCGATAAAGCGGTCAGATTTAAAGCAAACGCCCCCAAAGTCTCCTGATGTTGTAATAATAGAGCAAAAAACCCTGTCAATGATTTAATAACCAATGCTATGCCGGTCATTATAAGAAATATTCCAGCGCCAATCAACCCCACAGCAATACCAAGAGGTATCATTCCTGCCGAGGCGGCTAATGATGCCGTAGCGAGGAAATAAAGACCAACGCCGATCATCGTCAAAATAGTAACCAACAGAACCCCTTCTCCTAATGATATTCCTTTTAATGATTTTGCCAATAATGCGATACCTGCCGTTGCCAAAGCAACTCCAGCACCAATCATCATTATTGCCAAACCCAAAGCAAGCATTGGTCCAACCGATGCTTTTGTTGTGGCGGTTTGTTCTTTTTGAACCTTATTTAATGCTTTATCGGTTGCCATTTCCACATTTCGTGCGGTTATTTTTGCCCATATTTTACTTATAAATCCGGTCAATATTCCCGCTCCGTTTTTAACGACGCGATTTAAAACAAATAATACACCAGTAACAGATACTACTATTGGAATAAGTTTTCCGCCCCAAGCCTCATTCCATTGTAAGATTTTATCAATAAAACCACGAACAACATCAATAACCGGACGCATACTTACGGCAAACATCATCATTGTTTGTCTCAACTTATCTGTTATTGATTGTGTTATTTTTGTCATATCCGCCATTTGTTTTTGTGTCAGCGCTTCTTTTTGTGATGCCGCAATATTTTTATCTATATCTCCGGTCAATAACTTTCGGACTTCTCCTTCGTCTTTTAAAGATGGAATGACATCACGAACCGATTGTAGAAAATAATATCGCTGTGCTTCGGTCATTGTGTCCAATGATTTTCCAGACTTTTTAAATGCTTCTCCAAGCATTCTTATTCTGTCGGCTGGATCAACATTTTTAATCATTGTCATTGAATCAAGAAAACCACCACTCAATATTTGATTTAACTTTCCTACTGCTTCACCAGCGCTCGCAAAGGTATCAAACTGTTTGGTGATTCCTATTAAAGAAGAAACCTGAATACCTGTACTTTTTGCTACTGCCGAAAGTTCTTTAAACTTTTGTATTGCCGTATCTCCAAAAGCAGTCAATGAAGGTAGAGCATTGCGAAAATCCTCTGCCATTTGTTTCGGAGATAACCCCAAAGCAACACCGGTGGCAACGATTTCTTTTTGTGCCGTCATCGCTTGATTTACATTGAGTCCAAGCGATTTCGTCATTCCTTGAATATTTTCGGCAGTTGTTTCACTATCAACTCCAAGTTTTTCCATTGTTGCTGAAAATAATGAAAGTTCTCTTTGAGTTTGCCTGTTCAACAGAGTAAAATCTGTAAAAACGCGTCTTAAAGATTCAATAGATTTTGCCGCATCTTCCGTGCTGATACCCAAGGTTAAATGATCTTTTCCAAGATCGACAATCATATTGTCATATTCACCAATGGCACCAGTAGCACGATTAAATGACGCTAAAGCAAAATCTTGTTCTTTAATCAACATTCCGGTTGCTTCTTCAACTTTTAATAAAGAAGATTTAAATATATTTGTTAAAGATATAGCTTTTGCTATACCTTTCCCAATACTAGCAATAGCTTTTCCAATATCTTCTGCGGATAAAAGTTGAGATATTAAAGAAGATTTATCCGAACTTATCCCCGTCAATATTGTTATAATGCGTTCGGTGGTATTTTCAATATTTTGATATGTTTCTTCTTGTTCTTTTATTGTCTTATTTGTTTCTTCATATGCTTTCTTTTCTTTATCTAAAATATCTTTCTTTTCTTTCCAATGCTTTTTTGCTTCTTCGTATTGATCTCGTTGTATTTTTTCTTGTTCTTTGAGATTATTTAAATGTTCTTCAGATACATCATTTAGTTTTTTAGCATCTTCTAATAACTTTTCAGCATTTTTCAGTTTATGCTGTTGATCAATAAGTTCTTCATCAGAAAGAGTTACTTCTTTTTTAGATATTTCAAGACGCTTTTGTGCCTTTTCTTCAATATCGGTTAAAAGATCGAGTTTTTCTTTTTCAAGTTCAATCTCTTTCTTTAACTTTTCAATATTTTGTTGTCTTTTGTTAACGATATTCGTTATCGTTTTAAGGAGTTCTTCTTCGGGAGTTGCCATTTAGATTATTTAAAAGGCCAAATCAAGTTCGTTGTTCTCTCGAACTTTTTGACCGCTCCATCAAGCATATGCTTTGAACGATATGTCTCTGGATCTTCTAACCCGTATTTCTTATATGCTTCAATATATCTTTTTTCTTTTTGAAGTGTTCCATAAAAACTTTCAACTTCTCTTTTTGTTCCACGAACGGAAACTGGAATAGTATTCATTCCAAACATTCGCTCCAATATTGTTTTAACCCAAGCGCCCCACATCGCAAGAAAACTTTCATTTAGTTGACCACGATTTGCTATTCCAAGATCGACCACAATCGGCTGTTGATTCATTATTTCCTCGCTTTCTCCAATGGGAGGTGCGCTTTCGGAACGCTCCGGATTTGGATGCTCTGTGTATGGAGGAACATTTGGGTGTCCTCCCTTTGAGATAAGTTCAACTTTTTTCTTTTTATGACCGGAAATCATTTTCTGTTGAAATGGTTCCGTTTCGTTGAGATTTTTCATATAGAAACCCTCAACATAAATAGATATATGATTTGTTTTTAGATAACACTTTGAAATATTTAAACATTTTTTATTTGATTTTAAAATGTATTTACCATAAGGAGATAAAACATAATATGGGGTTTTCAAAAGCAAGATATAAAACACACGAAGAGTTTAAAGATATTTGTGTGGGATATCCAGTCGGTTCCAACACTCCGAATATTCGTCCTTGTTCGGAGATTAGAAAATTGTGTATTCAAGAAATGAGTGTTTTTTCTCCGTTTAATGTATTAGATGTTGGTGGTAGAAACGGCGTTCATCATAGCGAGCTATTAAATGAAAATCTCACTTCTAATATCAATAAATATTATGTTCTTGAAACAGACGCATTTGTATCATCTTATCGAACAATATCTAATCCAAATATAAAACTTATTTCATCTCTCAATGATTGTGACAATAAAGATAAAATCGATCTTATTTATACAAACGGTGGATTTCAATATATGAAGTGTCCTTTAACCGATTTTGTTGATCGGTTTAATCCAAAAATGTTCTTATTTGAAAGAACATCGGTTTCAAATGAAGAATCCTTTTATACTGTTCAAGATTTTGGTGGAAACCTGGCGTATCGCGTTTATGGCAAAGAAGAGTTGGAAACTTCTTTAAAAGATTATGATTTAATAAAAGAAGATGATTTTGATATGAGATTTGAAAAAGGTTACGGATTTATTCCAAAATCAATGCTTTGGAAAAGAAAATAATATTATTTGGATTTGCTTCTTGCTTTTTGATTTGCTTTTTCGACCGCTTCTTGTTCTTTCTCAAGTTGCTTGGTCAAAAGATCAACATAATAGTTACGAAGTTCTATTGGCAAGTTATATGCTTCAATAAATGACCAACCGCCATAATATTTCATCAAATGAAACTGTTCATACACCTTTCGTATATAAGAACTACTTAAACCAAAAAAAGCTTGCCCCAAACGGGACATTCACCTCCTGATTTGCTCCGCATTCATCACAAGTAACGAGCTGTTTAAACTCAATATTTGGAACAAGTTCGGCATATGTATTTCGTAAATATTTGCTATCGCTTGCCGGCATTACTTTTAAAAACTGATCAATAAGATCCTTTTTCATTACCCCGTTCAAAGATACAACATATTGTTTCATTTGATCCAATAGAGGAGTTTCTTGAAGTTTCTTTTGTTTTCGCAAAGCGGATGTTTCGGACAGATATGTTTCATCTTGACCGGTCAGCAATCGGCATTCAACCGAAACATTTGTTTTCGGCAATACGAAAGAAAAAGTTTTTGTTTCTTCGTTTAAAAATGCTTTGTATTGTTCTTTCTTCTCTTCTGAAAGAATACCTTCGTTCTGGGTAACATTTTTAAGATCGAATGTATGCTCTTTTACATCCGCACACGCAGAACAAGGAATGGAAACCTTATATTCTTCTCCATACCCCGTTATTCTTGTTGCCACGATTATTGCGTTGCGATCTCCAGAAGTTAAAAACTCCGGTCGTATTTTTCGATCGACCAATATACTTTCGATCAACTTTTCAATAGCAACGCCCTTTTTAAGATACGATTGATTTGCCAAGATATCTTCTTGCGGAGTGGACATATATCTGATTTCCACATCCTTTTTCATAAAAAGTGGATGTTCTGAAATATAAAATCTTCCTTGTGACGGCAATGTTACAAACTCTGTAGGGTTTGTCCATTTTAATAATGAATCTTGATTGGGTATCGGAGGATCTGAAGATATTGCTTTTACACCACCTTCTCCAGAAATGCGTTCGGCATTACGAGAACTTGGATTGTCTGACATTTTTCACCTTTATTTGTTTTGATTGTTTTTACGCAGGAACACTTTCACCAGCGCCGGTCATTGTAGCATAGTCATAACGAATCGTTAGTTTAATCTCTGTAAGATCGCTATTTTCATATGCCAACTCGCCAAACTCTGCCTTTTGAACCCAAGCGTTAACGAGATTCCATTCCTCAATAACATTGTCACCTTCGGCGCCGATTTGTTGAATCATTACTTGTCCCAAAGCACCGACCGCGCGGGCTTTAGAAATCGTCGATGTGTTATTGGGATTTAAGGGAAATACGTATCCCGAGTTTATTAAAATATCTTGTATCGTTTTTGAAGCGTCTGGTGATGCTGGGTCTATAAGAACGATATCAATGGGTTCCCACTCAACTCTTCCTGGGTAATAGAAGGAATGGTTAAGGTAGGCGTGCTTGCTTTCATCGATCGACCATTTTGGTTTACCAGTAGATTTTACAAACCAAGTTGGACGACCACCAAGGTATAGAAGCCAGCGAAAGTTTCGTTTTGGTTCTGTGTTAATATCGCTAAAAAATGCCATCGATTTGATTGTTCTCCTTTGAAATCCTATTATATATAGTTTTTAAAACTTAAATATTCACCCAAGTTTTATAATGAATAATAGAATGTAATGTTGAAACATTAATATCATATTCTTTAGAAAGTTGAGAATAACTATATGTTCCGGTCGAATATTTTCTTCGTATCTCTATAACCTTTTCACAAGTAAGTTTTGTGGTTGGATGATTTTCTCCGCATTTTTTAATATAAATATAATCTTCATTTTTCCAGTTTTTATTGTTTATAATACTTTGAATAGATGATATTTTTGTATTATATTCATCCGCCAAATCACCATATGTATACAATCCGGATTGATATTTTTCTCTAATCTCATTTGCCTTTTCTATAGAAAATAAAAAGTTTTTCCCTTTTCTGATTTTAAGTGGTTTATAATCTTCATCTTTCCAAATTTTATTTTTTAATATTCTTTCGGCGTGTCCCTTTTTAAGATTATATTTTTTATTTATATCACAAATAAACATATTTGTTTTAGCATAATCTTCTCTTATATGATTTACTATTTCCCAAGTTAAAATAGACCGTGAATGATTTTCTCCACTATTTTTTTCTTTTGCTTCTTTAGACCAAAATCTTGTATTAAAATAAAATTTTATATCATAATGACAGTTATATCCCTTTAAATCACTACAAGAATCTAATGCTTTTATTCACATTTTTTCTTTATTTACAATATCTTCTGGATTTTCATTTTTTTCTAGAATAATGAACTTAAAGTTTTCTTCTCCATATTTATTAAATGAGTTTTGTAAATGTTTATTGAAATGTTTTTGTTTTTTAAGTTTTCTATAATGAGTTTTAAGTCTAACTTTAAAATCAAGAGTTGCTCCAACATATTTTTTATCATTGATAATATTTTTAATACAATATATTCCCGATATTTCTTTTACACTTAAATAGTCAAAATCATTTAACATTTCTTATTCTTACACAAAAGATCTTTTTTGTCAAGATTTAATCTGCGAACGAAGCCCCACTATTCGTAATATTAAAGTCGATCGCAATAAACTCGATTGATTTCGCTGGTTTTAAATACAGAATAGCATAGAGCAAATTTTGATCAATAGCGCTAGCATCAGTTGTGCTTTCATCTAACTTGAACAACCATTCCGTTACACCCAACCGCACCTGAACGCTTCGCATAAATGGCTCAACTTTTGATCTAAATCTTGCCCATGTTTCTTTTGTATTTTGAGAAAAAAGAATCGTCGCCGCCATTCTACTAACTTCTTTCTTCAAATAAATAAGCAACCGGCGAACATTAATACGATCAAGAGCACTCGGCGTAACTTGAAGTGTTTTATTCCCAAAGATTACAATACCTTCGTTCGGGAACTTGGCAATCGGATTAATATTGGCAGCATAAAGTTTATCCCTTTGTTTAACTGTTAGTTGCTCCCGCACTCCAAGAACCGGAACGCCCGCCGAACCTTCCGTCAACCCACCTCTCGTAAATCCTGCTGGGGCAAACCAGATTTCACTCTTTGTTTCGCTACTTCCCATCGTTCCCAGAGCGACGATTGATGGAGGCGCCCAGAGAACTGCATCATTGACGGTATCTCGAATTTGAACCCAAGGATAATAAGCACAACCGTAAGAACTATTAATACCTCTTTGCTGAAGATTGCTAATGGTTGTATCAACATCCCCTCGGTTTCCAGCGGCATTATCACCATTTGTATTTTCTGTTGACGGTATAAAACCACCCTTTAGATCGATAATCGCAAGACTATCTGCCCTTTCTTCACAAACATTGAGCATATGTAAAGTTAGAGATTCATTTGTAATGCCCGGCATTGCCATAACATTACTTTCTACAACTTCTGGGTCTCTAACTGAATCTACCGCGCGCTTAACACTATTATACGCATAGTTCGTTAGTTCAGTTCCACCTTCGAGATCGGTGTTATTGAAAGGTTCTTTTTCTGTGATATCCAACCCATCAAAACCACCGAATAGTGGAGCAGTAAAACGATCAAATCCAGAAGTCAATACCTTCTTATAATTCGTCGCGTCGGCAGCCGTGATCGAAGTTCCTGCCGCTCTACTACCAGATACATAAACGGCATGTAGACTCGAAAGACTACTACCCGATAGATCGTCCAATGAGAAAATGAAAGAATGCTCCGTTTCTCCGGCAGTTGCGGCAAAAGTATCAAATCCAACCGGTAGTGGACGAATCAAATCGCCATATCCTACATCAAATCGAGTCGTTGAGTTATTTAGCGCCGTACTAATCCCGAAATAAGCATCTTGTGGATTTGATAGATTTCCATCGGAACTTGATACACGAAGTGGAAGTGACGGAAATAAGAATGAACCCGTATATGTATGATATCCAAGGCTGCTCGAGCCTGCATTGACAACATCCGATCCGGTAACTCCGGAGCGACAAATATCACCAGTAGCACCTTTTACAAATGCTGCCGAGAAATCGTTACCATCCGCACTTACACCATAGTTTTGGAAAGCATCCGCACCACCGATAATCGCAAATCCAAGCGGGCGAATCGGACCAAAAACACCAAATGGAAGAACTTCCACATTTACACCGCCAGCTTGAACATCCGTATTCATTTCCACACGAACAAACTTGGAGCGGTTGTCGTAGTTGCCATATTCACGGAACCTACGATCGGTGTCATCCCAAGTTACATATCGATCGCCGATTTTACGAGCAATATAGTTGATTGAGTTTGGATTTAGATTACATCCACTATAACGCTCGATCGCTTGAATAGAATTATCGCTATCTTGTGCTCGTCTCAAGATAACCGTAAATGTTCCATATGGATCTGCTGGATTTGTGGACGCCTTAATATCTTGAATGGAAATCTTTATATTTTGTTGTGTCCACTCGCCAGTATCAAGACAATGAAACTTGAAAAGTTTGGTCATACTCTGGGGTTGATAAGAGTTTGATCCGCCCGAAACAACCGAAAGGTCTTGCGAAAAGAACCAACCAGATTGGGCTGCTTGAGCACCAAATCTAAAATCACCACCTTCTTTTGTTCCGGAGTCACCTTTGAGACCTAAAATAATACCATAGTTTTCTCCGGTTCCGCCGGTAACATATGTATCAAGATGTCTTTCGTATGTTTGACCAAGCCAATAAGAAGCAGTATTGGCACCCAAAGATATATCTGGATTTGTAAGGGTCGGATTTGTATTGAAAACCTTGCGAATATACTTTGGAGAGTTGATATTAAAGTTAAATGTAGTTGTGTTGACCACATTTCCTTGAGCATTACGAATAATCGCCTTAAACTCTTTATTGCTACCAAGAGATTTAATAAGAATCGCAGAACCAGAAGCGGTAGCAGTAGAAGTATTTGAACGAGACGAACCGGTTAGAGTAATGGAACCCTCGTTAAAATACCAAACGGCAGCCAAAGCGCCGGTTGTTGGCGCAGGATCTCTCGTCGAACCCAAAGAATCGCCAGATCCGGAATCAATGATAAAAAGACCATAAGCGCCACCGCCAGCATCGACATTATCGAGTCCGTTTGAAACTCCAGCCGCATCTTTCGTTTCAAAACCAGCTTCGCCGGCAGTTGTAGCATTTGTATGTTGAGTTCCCAAGAGGCGAACATAAGTTAGAGGAGAGTTATTTCTCAAATAGGCTTGAGCCGCATAGGCACCATACATTGGAGCGGTTTTGTTACCCTCGCGCCATACGTCGCCACCCTGTCCTCCGGCGACCGGATCACCAAATATTTGGACCCATTCAGAAAATGATTCAACTTTAACCGGTCGCATACCAGGACCGCGTTGGGCGCGACCAATGACGATAGGACCGATTTTATCGGATTTTTTCGGGGTCTGGGAGTTGTCTATTTCTTGGATCGCCACGCCCGGAGATATTAGCTTGTATTTCTCATAACCTGCCATTTTTATATTATTCTCCTCTGAATAAGAAAATCTTTCAATAGTAAATAGTTGGTAGGATTTGTAAAAGTAGACGGGATACTAAAAAGGAAGACTATTCATTATTTATTTTCATCGTCCCCACAAACCCTTGATTCTTTGGATCCTTTGATTGCTCATTAACATCTCCAACGATCGATCTCTCTCTATTAAATCTAATAGCAACGGCATTCTCTCTCACCACAATATTCGGTTGTTCTTGATTTTTATCCATTCCAATCAAATGTCCCAAAACCTTTATTGGAATGGTCGTTTCATATTTTTTTTCGTTTTCTCCAGTATTCGCAAGATTATTAGAAAGTTTAAAATCTTGATCAATAAAACCTTCATATCGATGTCCTTCGTATTTACATATAAAATAGTTGATACCACCGGTTTGTGTTAAAAATGGTTGTAATATTTCATTCATTTGTTGTTGATATAAAGTTCTAACGATAACATTATATGTAACTTCCACATATACTGGCATAGGTATTGAATATGTGTTATATACTATTTTTTTATTTTGACGCGGAAAGTTTATTTGACCAGTTTTTCTTTTTGAATCCGCGTTCGCAAAGTTAGAAGTTTTATCTTGATTGATTTCTCTCGCTATTGTTATTGACCCACCTTTTTCATCACCAACCGCCGGAACATTTCCCCAAGCGGAGCCTTTTTTTGTTGGATCTTTTACAACCGAAACTCTTTCGATCGATATCAAAGGAAGATTGACCATTCCTTCAAGATCGGTCGCTTCTTTTGATCGTTTTGTTAGAAAGGCTCGTTCGGCGGTTAGCCAAATAATATCAACCTTTTCCCAGCCTTCGACGGTGGAACAAAAAATATTTAATGTATTGTCCAACCAATTGTTAAACGCTCGATCGATTGTTTCGATTGAACTTTCTTGAAATGGTATTTTTTTTATTTTTGCCAGCTCTTGTTTTGGTTGCGACATTACAGATTAAAAGTCCCCTTTCGCGCTCTTATACAGGTTGCCGATATTTCAATCTTATGTTCGACATATCCAAATAACTGTCGCGGTTCGTTTAATGTAACAAGTTCGTATAAAAAATTCCCATAAAGCAAATGATCACCAATCTTCACTTCAAGGTTTTGATCTTCCGTCAACCTTCTTTTATGAAAATGAACGACAATGCTGCTCTTTTTATCAACACCGATATTTGATGTATCCGTTGTTTGACCTTCCCATTCAATCAAAGCATATACTCTTATTGGATCGAGAAAGTTTTTTTCTATACACTCGCCATATAACGAATGATAGTTTGAATGTTCAAGAGATATGGGATAATATACAATCTCTTGACCGATTATTCGTTCAAGGATTTCATCATTTATTTGTTTTACATAATCCCGTTCCTTATCGCCAAAGAATAACTTTGGTGGCGGGTTTGTCGGTCTTGTAAACTTGTTATTTTGATCGGACATTTATTTTAGTTCTTTTGAATAAGCTTTAACCAATATTTCTTCTGATAGATCTTTATTATTGTCGACAAAATAAATAAACTTTTTTATAGCTTCTAAATGTTTTGATTCTGTATTTCTTGAAAGATTGCCTATTTTAAAAAGAATATTTGCGTTTCCATATTTTTCGTCGTATGTTCTTATCGACATACTTAAATATTCTTTAAAAAAGTTTACCACCCTACTTTCATTTAATGGTAGTTTAAGTTGTTGATCATTTTCTCTTGTTTTCATAAAAATATCTGTTACAAATATAAATGTTGAATCTCTCAAAACATCAATATTAATATCTGGAATCCTTACATCAAGCTCCACATTAATGCTATTATCTTTCTCATCAACCCAAAAATGATTAAAATCTTCGTTCTTTATTTCATTTATAAACTTTGTATATTCAGAAACTTCCACATATCCCGCTTGCTCCAAATATCGATATATTTCTTCTTTGGCTTGAGAAAAGTTTTCATCCATATCTTTTACTCGTTCGGCAAAACTTTCAAATCCATCTTCATCATTATTTTCTTCGCTACTAAATAAAATATCTATTTTATTTGACTCAAGTTCAACTTCTCCATATATATCATTTTTATGGAAGATATCTTCTATTTTATCTCGCAAATCTCTATCTTTCCAAGAAAAATCTTGTTTCAAATCGTCAAACTCAATACCACCCCACCCCGAAAAATACAAATAATTCCCTTCTCCATCATCTTCAATAGAATAATCCACCGAACAATATTCCATTTGATTATTATAACTATCTCTTATTTGTTGAAGTCTTTCTTCATCAAACTGAAGTTCTGGGAGATTATCTTTTGCGTGTTCTTCCATTTTGGATTTCAGTTGTCTATATATTTGTTCTCCTTTCTCGTCATCAACTTTTACATTTCTTATTATTTGAATAGTCGCACTTCTTTCTGATATTCTGCTATCTTGCGTATCATATATTTCTTCCAAACCACCTCTTCCAAAAACAAACACCAAACGCCTGCCGGCATCATCTTCCGGAAGATTTTCGTTTCTTAAAAAATAGAATACTTTTCCTTGACTCGTATAACTTTTAAAATAGTTTTTTGATTTTGTCGCCGCAATACACCAATGTGTATTTCGTCCGTAATAACAAGATGCTTCTTCTGTATTGGGTCTTACAACAAAAAAGTTTTCATCTTCATAAATGATTTCAGAACCTTCTATGGCAACTTCTTTTTTCTTTTTTCTTTTTTCTTGTCCCGATTGACCAAGATTTTCAACAGTATTCTTCAAATCTTCTAAAGATTGATATTTATTGATATCTTTTTCTTTTATTCGTTGTAGATTTTGATGGAAAATTTTAACAACATTAACAACATTTTGTAAACTACCTGTGTTTACATATTGATTCATCATCCAATCAAGATATTTATTATTTCCAGATGGGTCATTTTTGGACAAAACATCCACTACGCTTTGATGATCTGGATACTTTTTCTTAACATCCTCCAATCGCCCTTCAAAAAGTTCGTCTTCGGATATAAACTTCCGAAAATTTTCAAAAAGTCTTTGAATCATTTTTACTGTTGTCCCTTGGATATTCTTATTGCCGATTGTATTTTTGTTGAAAACGGACCAATAACCTTTTGCCAATATGCGGACACCTTGCTTCCAAGTTTCGCAAAATCATCAAAAAGTTCCGGTTCCGTATTTGATAACACTTGAACCTTTTTCAAAGCGAGATTCATAAGATCCGAACCTTCACCCGTCAACTTCGTTATATCCGTAACATTTTTTGCTTTATTTAAATCATCAATCCAAGCGATTGTCTTGGCGATTGTATCCGACATATCTCCTCTTGTATGTTTGTCGTATTCCACAAGAAATCCTTTCAATCCATTTATTGTTTTTTGATCAACGATTTCTTTACCTTGACTTACTGCCGCTTCAGCATTGCTGGCAAATAAAGACATTGCTCCAAAAACAACCACCGATGTCAAAGTTGCGACGGCAAGTTGACAAGCGGTTTTATGATTTTGACAAAATATCCCAATCTTTTTTGCCATAGCACTCAATACTTTCAATCCGCTAAATAGTGTTTTTGATCCTCTGGAAATATATTCTATTGCTTCCACGGATTTTTTCAAAATGAAGTCGGAAACCTTTTTCCATAGGTTTTTTATTTTTGTTGCCGTCCAATCTTTTGCTTTGGCGAGAACACTCCAAATGTCTTCGTTTAAGGTTTGTTCGATTTCGTTTAATGAGTGTTGTTCCCATAAAAGAACCTTTCTTTCAAATAAATATATTTGAACTTCTTCTTTTATAAGTTCTTGAAGATATTGATGATTTATTTTCATTGTCGTTAACCCATAAAAATAAGCATTGGTATTTGATCGGCGATTTTTTCGCTACTTTCGGCGATCTTGGCATCTTTTTCTGCCAACTTCTCATATGTTAGTTCGTCAAGAAGTTCTTTCAGTTCTTTTCGCAGTTCTTCTTTTTCTTCCTTTGCTTGCGAAAGAAGTTCGGGACCATTTAAGGTTACTTCACCATTCGGAATGGGAACCGAAGCGATCTTTGAACGAATATTTCCCAATATTTCTTTTGTTAGAGCAAGAGCATATCGTTTTATCCACATTTTACCAATACCATTGATATTTTCAAACGGTAGTTGAGAAAATGGAAGACTGTTCACATTGTTTATTCCATCAATGCCAATCGTTCGGTTTGTATCTTCTTCCCATCCGTTTCCGGCAACAGAAAACTTTATCCACATTTTACTGGGAGATCCAGAAGAAGGAGGTGGAAATAAACGAAGCTTATTATTTTTAAGTTCATATGAATAGTGACTGTTTCTTACCCAAATCGCATCTTCATAGTTCATTGCTTGAAGTCTATTCTGCCACACCGGAATGACTTCAAAAGTTGAATCATCGGAATATTGACCGTAGTTGGTTAGGTTTCCAACAACATTGAGACCACCGTAAAACCCATAAAATCTCCACATTGCTTGTGGTGTTTTATAGTATACTTTTGTTACCAATATTTTTTTGTTGCCCACCTTTCCGTAATATTCTGCACCCGAAACATCCGATGCCGATACGATCGTCTGAAGATCATAATCTTGAAGACCACGAGTTACGGTAAACGAAGCAGAATATTCGGTTATGCTACCGCCAACTCCGGAATCCGCACCGACACCATCAAATACTCGTTTAGCGTATCCAAAGGAAAACTTTGGATATTTTAGATTTATATGAGTTCCAGAAAGATCGGTTTTGAGTTGACTTGTCTTTAGAACACCATCTTGATCAAATGTTCCGGTGGCTTGACCAAGAAGACTGCTCAAGGTATTCTTTGCTTGGTGTTGATTTAAAATATAGGAATATTCAAGAGTTGACTCTTCGTAGGCGCCATAAACATTCGCCGGCACGATTTCAAGATCGAGAACATCGCCACCAAGGCGATAATATGTAAATGCGACTTGATCGACCGCGCCGGAAATGAAATCGGTTGAATAAAAGTCCGAAGTTGGATCAGAATATATCTGAAACGGACAACCGGCATTTACTAATGTTGCCGATCCGGTTGATGTCAAAACGGAAACCGATGTATTTGAAGTAGGGGTTAATGTAGGATAAGCCGACAAATCATATAAATCTCCATTGGTTTGCTATAGATAAATAGTTGGTGGGCATCATAAAAGAAAATGTTAGACAGAAACTACAAGTTTAACAGATGTTGTATGAATGCTTATACAACGGTCAAATATATATCTTTCAATGCGCTTTTGTTTTAAACAATATATAGTCATAACTGTTGATGTTACTTTTATGACCATACAATACCCAGACCAATCGAGAAGATCGCCGACTTTTGGAAAATATAGCATTTATTTTAACTTTTTAAGTCTGGGATTCAAGATTCGTTCTGGAAGAACATATTTATAATCTATCCAAAATATATTCACATAATCATATCCGCCAAGATAGAATTTATTTATAACTATTCCTATAGGATGCCTTCGTTTGGCCAGCGAGTCTTTTTCCCACTCCCAACAAACAAGATCTCCGACTTTGAAGTCATTCATTTTTATTTTTACTGCTGGCAAGGAGTTTATCGGTTTTGTAGATTTCAAAGCCGCTTAAAATCTCATAAGTATCTCCGTAGTTTGTCGCAAAAACTTTATAAGTCGTATATTTTTCACAATCACATAAATAACGTTTTTCACGTATTGATTTATCTAATATCAAATATATATAAGTTCCTTCTTTTGAAGTGTTTGATAGGAGATCGCCCGGTTTTAGGTTCAAGCGGAGTTTTTGGCAGAGGCGGCAGAGGGGCATTTATATTTATTCTTTCCAAGTTTTATTTTGAACAATCTTACATATTGCCTGTTTTCCTACTCCATATTCCTTTGCTAATGTAGAATACGAACCTTCACTGTTTTCATATCTCTTTCTTATTTCTCTTGCTATATCTAATGTCAATACACCAATATTTTTATCTGGGATTTTATATGTTTCGTCTATCCAGATTTTATTTCTTATTATTCTAGCAATTGTATCTTCTTCTACTTTATATTCCAACGCTAAATCATCATATGAAAGTTTTTCGTTTATATATCTTTGTCTTATTTCACAAGCCGTTTCTTTATTCAACTTTTTGCTTTGCTTATATGTTGGAATAATATATTCTGAATCTTTAAATGTTTTGTTTTTAACAATATCGTTTATTGTCATTACGTGAACATCATAAATATCTGTTAACTCTTGTTGAGTTTTCCCTTCCAAAACAAGTTTGCGAATTTCTTTCGCAATATCACAAGAAAGTTTCAAGTTTATCCTTGTTGAAGAGTATAAATAGTTTGAATCTTTCCAAATATCTCCAACTACAACTTTATCTATTGTACTCTTTGAAACATTATATTCTTTTGCCAGTTCTTTTCTTTTCGTCCCCATTTCTGTTTTTTTTCGTATTTCTTTAACATCTTCATAAGTAAGTTTTGCTACAGCACTATTCTCACCACTTGAATCAATATGATTTTCTCGCATTTTTTCTTTTGTTTCTTCGGAATGTTTTTGACCATAAAAAGGATTCTTTTCTCCAAGCATTTTTCCAACAAGAGCAAGACTTATTTTTCTTTTTCTTTCTTCAGTAAAAACAACTCCGAAAGTATTACCGGCAGTAGGACTTTTATTGTATCCTTTCTCTTGTTTATATGATTCAAAAAAATCTAACCAATATTGTTCTCTTTGAATGATCAAAAACGGATTATATACCTTTTCTAAAACAAAAATTCAAAATTTTCTTCTTTATATTTATTCCAAGCATTTTGAAGATGATTATTTTTATGTTTATTGTTGTTTAATGTGGAAAAATGAACACTTTGACGATGTTTTAAATACAAAGAACTTCCAACATATCTTTTTCCATTTACTTTGTTGTAGAATGAATAAATCGCGCCATCTTTTAAAAAAAGAATATTGTTATTAAATAAATATTTTAATATTTGAGACATAAAAGTATCAAGTTCTGTTATCTTTTTCTTTTTCACTGTTAAATCCTTTTGCTGTTTATTACTACATCAGTATATCTTATGATCTTTAGTAAGTCAAGCAAAAAAGGAAGGAGCCCCCGATTTTTCGGGGGCTTTGTTGGACTTTAATTGGTTATATTACGTAGGAGATGTAGGATATTTGATTACCCGAGAAGATCCACAACTATGACCAAGCCGTAATAATCACTTCTCGTCATTTGTTTGGCATAACGAGTCATTACACCTCGGCGTGGAGTGAACGTCTCTGTATCAAAGATTGTGGGCGTTACCTGCAACGGAACGTACGGGCAGTACGCAAATCCCGATTCCAGAAAAGACGAACCTTTACGACCCACTAGAATCACATTTCGTGGGAAATAAGGATCAACCCACAGGTCCCATTTCTTCGTCACACTACCGCTCTTGACGACACTTACATCACCCTTGTTATCATCCGCAGTAACATTCGCTCGGAAACCATTCGTCATTTCGAGAATGTTCGCAACTTCTGGACTTGTCACCAGGAAGTTCGCACCACCTCGAAGCGTCTTACGATGGATTTGAGCACTTACATCGTTGATGGTTTCAACAAGAGTCTCATACCATTGACTTACGTTACCCGTGAAGTCTGGCAGATTCGCTCCATTGCTCGTAATATCAAGACCGGTCGTCTTATTCACAAACTTACCCGGACGACGAGACCAATGATATACACCAGCGGT